GCGCCAAGAATGTATAAGGGTGTTATTGAATCCCTTGTAAGGAGAATGATTCCATTCGTAGACCTTATTCAGGTAACACACCTGAAGATGCAGCAGATTATTGCTCGTATGGTTCCTGACGGTGTATTCATTGACGCAGACGGACTTAACGAGGTTGACCTTGGAACAGGAAACGCATATAACCCAGAGGATGCACTACGGCTATACTTCCAAACTGGTAGTGTCGTAGGTAGGAGTTATACGCAGGATGGCGAGTTTAACAATGCAAGAGTACCTATCCAGCCTATCAACTCTACAGGGAGTGCATCTAAGATGCAGCTTCTTATAGCAAACTACAACCACTACCTTGACATGATCAGGGCTGTAAGTGGTCTTAACGAGGCAAGAGATGGCTCTACACCAAATCCAGATGCACTGGTTGGCGTTCAGAAGCTTGCCGCTCTAAGCTCAAACACGGCTACAAGGCATATACTCGAATCAAGTCTATTCATACTCAGAAGACTTTCAGAGGCTTTATCAAACAGGGTCGCTGACATACTTGAGTATGCAGACTTCAAAGAGGAGTTCTTGAATCAGATAGGCAAGTACAACGTAAACACGTTAGACAAAATCAAAGACCTATATCTGTACGACTTCGGTATATTCATAGATATTGCTCCAGATGAGGAAGAAAAGGCTCAGCTTGAGCAAAACATTCAGATGGCATTGTCTAAGCAGGATATAAACCTTGAGGACGCTATTGACATCAGAGAGGTGAAAAATATAAAGCTTGCTAATCAGTTATTGAAGTTCAAGCGCAAGAAGAAACAAGAGGCTGACCAACAACAGGCAATGCAGATGCAGCAGATGCAGTCTCAGACACAGATGCAGTCTCAGCAGATGGCAGCTCAGGCGGCACAGCAGAAAATACAGCTTGAGGCTCAGGCTAAGATGCAACTTGAACAAACTAAGACAGAGATGAGCATACAGCGACTTGACGCTGAGGCTAAATACAAGTTAATGCTTATGGAGCACGAGTTCGAGATGAACATGCAGCTACAGGGCATGACTCAAGAGCAGCTAAAGCAGCGTGAGGACATGAAGGAAGAGGCTAAGGGTAAGCGTATAGACAAGCAGAATACACAGCAGTCTAAGCTTATCGAGCAGCGTAAGAACAACCTTCCTCCAATGAGCTTTGAATCAAACGAGGACAGCTTGGACGGGTTCGACCTTGCTGAGTTTTCACCCCGATAAAAATAAAATCAATAATTTTGCATAAAATCAAATCAAAATGGCTGAATTAAAAGTAAGAGACCTCGGAGAGGTAGAGTCAAAGTCTGTTCAAGAAGTAGAGAATGAACTTCTCGAAAAGCATGAGCAGCAAATGAAGGAGGAAGAGCAGGAGACAAAGGAGCCTGTTGCGAAGGAAGAAACACCTGCTGAAGAGCAGAAGTTTGAAATAAAAGACGAAGACGTTCTTTCACATATTAAAGACCGATACGGTAAAGAGATAAACTCACTTGATGAGTTGTTCTCTGAAAGAGAATCATCCCCTGAATTACCAGAGGATGTTGAGGCTTTCTTCAAATACAAGAAGGAGACTGGTCGTGGTCTGAATGATTTCATGCAGTTGAATAAAAACTACGATGAGATGGATTCAGACGTGTTGCTTGCAGACTACTACAAGCAGACAGAGGAAGGTCTGGACGAAGATGACATCAATGACTTGATTGATTCAAAGTTCGGATACGATGAAGACCTTGACGAGGAGTCGCTTGTAAAGAAGCAGAAGTTAGCCAAGAAAAGAGAACTCAATAAAGCCAAGAAGTTCTTTAAGGAACAGCAGGAGGCATACAAGGTTCCGCTTGAGTCAAGCAAGGAGCCTGCTGACGCTAAGTACGATGAAGAGCTTAGGTCTTATCGAGATAAAATGAAAGAGGCTGAAAGTGTCGAAGCTGAGAACCAAAAGAAAAGAGAATGGTTCAGCAAGAAGACTGATGACCTTTTCACTGACGAATTCAAAGGTTTTGAGTTCAATGTCAATGACGAGAAAATCACCTTCAAACCAGCGGATGCGGCAGAACTTAAGAAGAGTCAGCAATCACCAATGAACTTCATTAACAAGTACATTGGAGAGGATGGGCTACTAAGTGATGCAGCAGGATACCACAAGTCGCTTTCGATTGCAATGAACCCTGACAAGTTTGCCAAGTTCTTCTACGAGCAAGGTCAAGCAGCAGCGGTCGATGGCATGGCGAAGAAGTCCAAAAACATTGACATGGACACTCGCAGAGCGCCAGAGGTCACTAAGAAGGGGGGAATGCAAGTACGATCAGTAAGTCAAGACTCAGGTCGAGGCTTAAAGATCAGAAGTAAACGAACATAAACTTTTTAAAGAAAAACAAAAATGGCTTTAAACCCAACCCCTACATTTGCTTTGCAGCCAAGCTCGGAGCGTGTAGCATTATCTACAAACTACATTACAGACTTTGATTTCTTGGATCAGTATCTTCCTGATACTTACGAGAAGGAATTCGAGCGTTACGGAAACCGAAGCGTTGCATCATTCCTACGTATGGTAGGTGCTGAGATGCCAACTAACTCTGACATGATTAAATGGGCAGAGCAAGGTCGTCTACATACTAAATACGTTGACGTGAACGCAGACGGTGCATTGGGAGATGATACCGCTGACTTTACTGTCAATGACGTGTTGATTCCTAACGCTGGAGGAGTTTCTATCAGAATCGGACAAACGATTATGATTTCAGACAACGCTGGAGCAGGATCTAACAAGGCTGTTGTTACAGGTGTAAACTACACAACTGGAGTTGTTAGTGTTGCTTTCTACGAAGCTGCTGGTCAGGCTTTCGCAGTAAATAGCACTGTTACAATGTTCATCTACGGTTCTGAATTTAGAAAAGGAACCAACGGAATGGTAGAGTCTGTTGAGCCTTCTGATGAAATCTTCGACAACAAGCCAATCATCATCAAGGACAAGTATGCTGTATCAGGATCTGACATGGCTCAAATCGGATGGATTGAAGTAACTACCGAGAACGGAGCTACAGGATACCTATGGTACTTGAAAGCTGAGCATGAGACTCGTCTACGTTTCGAGGACTACCTTGAGACTGCAATGATTGAAGCTGTTCCTGCTGAAGTTGGTTCTGGTGCGATTACAGAATTAGGACAGACTGGTGTGGCTGGCTCTGCTGGTTCTGAAGGAGTCTTCTTCGCTGTGCAACAGAGAGGAAACGTATTCGGAGGTGGTAACCCAACTACCCTTGCTGAATTCGATGCAATCATCCAAAGACTTGACCGACAAGGTTCTATCGAGGAGAATGTTCTTTTCGTAAACCGTCAGTTCTCTTTCGACATTGACGATATGCTTGCTGCACAGAACTCTTACGGAGCTGGTGGTACATCATACGGATTGTTCGACAACGATGAGCAGATGGCATTGAACCTTGGATTCTCAGGATTCAGAAGAGGTTACGACTTCTACAAGACTGACTGGAAATACTTGAACGACCCAACCATGCGTGGTGACCTTCCTTCTGGAGCGGTTAACGGTCTTCTTGTCCCTGCTGGCTCAACAACTGTTTACGACCAAGTTCTTGGAAAGAACGCTAAGCGTCCATTCCTACACGTTCGTTACAGAGCTTCAGAGACTGAAGACAGACGATACAAGACTTGGGTAACAGGTTCTGCTGGAAGCGCACGTAACTCTGACCTTGACGCTATGGAGGTTCACTTCCTATCTGAGAGAGCGGTTTGTACGCTTGGAGCGAACAACTTCGTTATCTTCGAGGACTAATACAACTTGAGGGGAGGGTGGTAACACCTTCCCCTTTATTTTTCTTAATCATAATCTAAATTCAAATGAAAACAAAAGAAGCACCACTGGTGGATAAACTTTACAAGCTAAGGAGAGATGTAGCTCCCCTATCCTACATCCTTCCATCACGAAACAGTCACAGACACCCTCTGATGTACTTTGATGGAAAAAGCAACAGAGCGTTGCGATACTCACCAAACCAAAAGTCACCATTCGAGGACGAACAGGACAAGAACGTCATTCTTGAGCCAATCATCTTTGAGGATGGTTTTTTAAATGTCCCTAAGACAAACCCTGTGCTGCAGTGGTTCTTAGACATTCACCCAGACAAAGGTCTTAAGTTTGAGGTTGTTGACAATGAGAAGGACGCTGAGACAGAGCTTGAGGTAATGAACTACGAGGTTGACGCTCTTATTGCAGCAAAACAACTTGGACTAAATGACCTTGAGCGTATCGGTAGAGTAATACTTGGACGTGATGTTACCAAGATGAGTACGGCTGAACTGAAGCGTGATGTACTTGTCTATGC